ATGACCCTAGAAGTGCCCTATTTTTTGAATATGTGAGACTTCTTAAAGAGACTAAGCCTAAGTATTTCTTATTAGAAAACGTAAGGATGAAACAAGAGTATCAAGATGTTATTAGCGAACATTTAGGGGTTAAGCCTATTAAGATTAATTCTTCTTTGGTATCAGCACAAAATAGGGTTAGGCTGTATTGGACTAATATTCCCAATATAGAACAACCAGAAGATAGAGGTATTATCCTTAAAGATATATTAGAAGATGGTATTGTTGATAGAGATAAAAGTTTTTGCTTAGATGCTAATTACTTCAAGGGTGGTAATTTAAAGTCTTACTTTGAGAAGCATAGGAGACAATTAGTGTTTTCCCCAGCATACATAGTTGGCAGAAGATTAAATAAAGATGGTATTCGTGAAGACTACAATAAAGATATACCACTAACCCAATGCCTACAGGTAAAAAAAGATAACACAAAGACTGGGTGCTTAACTACAGTAGGAAAGGATAACGTTATATCAGTATTACCCCACGGAAGATATAAGGACGCATATAATCAGCTAGAGGATGGAGTTCACTATCGAAAGCTAACACCGATAGAATGTGAACGACTACAAACTGTGCCAGACAACTATACAGATTGTGTCAGCAACAGTCAAAGGTATAAAATGCTAGGCAATGGTTGGACGGTTGAGGTCATTAAAGGCATTCTAAACAACATAAAGTAGCATAAATACAACAATTTGTAGTTTTATTTCAACTTTGCTATTGACTTTTGAATAAAAGTAGTGTATAATATATATAGAGGTTATAATAACACCTCAAAATCAAGGAAAAATATCTATGTATCAAGACAGTAATGATTACGAAGCTTTAAGAGCCTGGCTAACGACTCGCTTAGACCAATGGCGCAACCACAGAGACACTAATTATCTCAAACAATGGGATGAGTATATGAGATTATGGCGTGGTATTTGGTCAGCAGAAGATAAAACCAGACAATCAGAGAAGTCAAGGCTAATTTCACCTGCATTACAGCAAGCAGTTGAGGCTTCGGTAGCAGAATTAGAAGAAGCTACCTTTGGACGTGGTAAATGGTTCGATATTAAGGATGATACCTTAGATCAGAACCCACAAGATGCAGAATATGTCAGGAATTTACTACAAGAGGACTTAGAACTAACGGGAGCTAAGGATACAGTATGTGAAGTATTCCTAAATAGTGCTATATATGGCACAGGTATCGGTAAGATTATCACAGAAGAAAGAATTGAGAGGAAACCAGTAGAAACCCCAGTAGAGGGAACTTTAACTACTGTAAGAGAGATACAGGATGTCTATACTATCGATGTAAAGGTTGATCCTATTTCACCTAAAGAGTTCCTTATTGACCCGTCAGCTAATTCTATCGATGAAGCCCTAGGTGTCGCCCACGAGGTATATAAGCCACGTTATGTAGTCACAGATGGCATGGATAATGGTGTATATCGTAAGGTAGATGTAGAAGCTAACAGTGAATTCACTAAGATTGGTTTTGATAGCGAATATAGCAACCCTAATGATGCGTCAGACCAAATTAAAATTACGGAATACTGGGGCAAGGTTCCTCGTAAGTTCCTAAATAAGAAAGAAACTACTGATGACTTCGAATATGATGAGCATGAGCTAGTAGAAGCTGTAGTTACTATTGCAAACGATAGGCATATCCTAAGAGCAGAAGAAAATCCATTTATGATGGAGGATAGACCTTTTATTGCATATCAGCACGATATTGTTCCTAATAAATTCTGGGGCAGGGGCATATGTGAGAAAGGATATAACCCACAGAAAGCACTAGACGCTGAAATGAGAGCAAGAATTGACTCTCTAGCACTCACTACTACACCTATGATAGCCGCAGACGCTACAAGGCTACCTAGGGGCATTAAATTAGAGGTTAGAGCAGGTAAAACAGTCTTAACCAATGGTGATCCAAGGAATGCCATTATGCCACTTAAATTAGGGCAGACAGATCCATCTACATTTAATCAAGTTGCTACATTGCAGAATATGATACAGATGGGAACTGGTAGCGTAGATGCTGGTAATGCTGAAAGGGCTACATCTAGTGGTATGTCAATGACACAGTCAGCTTCAATTAAGAGACAGAAGCGAACTCTTATGAATTTCCAAAATACTTTCTTAATCCCTATGATTAATAAGGCACTATGGCGTAAGATACAGTTCGATGTAGATAGATATCCAGTAGTGGACTATAAGTTTATCCCATATTCAACTATGGGTATTATGGCTAAGGAATTAGAGATGCAACAGATGGTATCTATGCTACAAGCAGTGCCTAAGGACTCTCCAGCTTTCAATGTATTACTATTGTCATTCTTCCAGAACTCAAGTATCCACAATAGAGACCAAATCGTTCAACAGTTGATGCAAGGGTTCCAGCCTAGCCCACAACAACAGCAATTACAGCAGATACGTCAAGAAATCGATATGCAACAAGCACAAGCTGATGTCAATAAGACTAATGCGGAAGCACAGGAGAAACAGACTAGAGCACAACTAAATGCAGTTGAAGCTGGGGCTAAACAACCTAATGAAATCGATTATCAAGAGAAGATGATTAAGCTAGAAAAAGAGTTAGCACAGATTGATAAGATTAAGGTTGACACTCAAAATGTAAATTCAGAGACATATAGAAACATCCCTGAGATTGAGCATTTGAAATCTGAAACAGCACTAAACTATGCTAATGCAATGAAGAATAGTAGGTTAAACTAATGGAAGATACGCAACCTACACCAGAATTACAACAATTTTACCGTGATAGACTCTCTATGTGTGAGACTGACGGATGGTCAGAACTAATGAATGAATTAGAAGACCTTTCAAAATCAGTCAATAATATTGAGTCAGCGGAAGACGAAAAAGATCTATGGTTCGCCAGAGGTCAGTTAAGTATGCTAAGGCAAATAATTGCTTTGGAAGATTTAACAAAACAGGCGGCAGAAGAACTTAACATATAAAGCTCTGCCATTTTATCATCCCCATAATCCTTTAGATAGGACGGAGAAAAACATATGAGTAATAATATAGTAGTAGACGCAGAAGTAACACCAACTGCACCAGTAGAAACAGTAGATACAACACCAATAACAGACGTAGTTCCAGGAACAACTGAAACGCCAACTGAAACCCCAAAAGAAACAGTTGAGCCAGAAATTCCCGCTAAGTTTGCTGGTAAATCTACAGAAGATATCATCGATAGTTATCAGAACCTCGAAAAGGAGCTTGGGCGTAAAGCACAAGAAGTTGGAGAGCTAAGGAAGTTATCAGATAGTTTTTTACAGGCACAGGTGGCAACTAACGAGCAAAATCTACAAAAGAAAGAAACTAAGGTGGAGGAACCCGTTGACTTTTTTGAGAACCCTGATCAGGCTGTCAACAATGCAATCGAGAACCACCCTAAGTTCCAAGAATTCCAACGCTACCAGCAAAGTCAAGCGCAAGCCTCAGCTAAAGCACAATTGGAGTCAAAACACCCCGACTTTACGGAAGTTATTCAAGATAAAGGCTTTCAAGAGTGGGTAGGCGGAAGTAAGATTAGACAACAGTTATTTCAATCAGCAGATCAGTATAATTACGATGCAGCCGATGAATTGTTATCAACCTGGAAAGACAGGTCAATGATTAACAAGACACAGGAAGTAGATAAGAAAGCTGAGGATGATAGGAAGAAAGCTTTAAAGGCTGGAACTACTGAAACTAGGTCTTCCGCGGGTTCCACAGGAGGAACGCAGTTCAAGAGAGCTGAACTAATCCGAATGAAACTAACAGACCCTGCTAAGTATGAGTCAATGCAAGATGATATCTTCAAGGCTTATGCAGAGGGTAGGGTCTCATAATACTATGCTAATATTCTAAATAAGGAGAAAATAAAATGGCAAACATGACAGTAACAACTACCGCTAACTTCATCCCTGAACTATGGTCAGATGATGTTATTGCGAATTATAAATCAAACCTCGTTGTAGCAAACCTGGTTAAAAACTTAAACCACCAAGGCAAGAAAGGTGATTCAATTCATATCCCTAACCCAGCTAGAAACTCTGCTAATTCCAAAGTTGCTGGAACGGATGTAACTGCAATCACTGATACAGCAGGAGATATCCTTGTATCAATCGATAATCACTACGAATACTCTATGTATATCGAAGATATCGCTGAGAAACAAGCTCTTAACTCTATGCGTAATTTCTACACGGATGACGCAGGTTATGCACTTGCTAAGCAAGTAGATACATCTATTATCACTGATATGAGAACTGATGGAACTGGTGATATTGCTTCAATTACTAACTGGGATACTTCAATCCTACAAGGTATTGAGACATTAAACGATAATGATGCACCTATGGATGGTCGTTCATTAGTTGTATCACCTTCGGCTTACACAGCGTTGTTAGCAACAGACCGCTTCACTGAACAACAGTTCATTGGTAATGGTAATGCTATCCAGACTGGTAAAGTAGGTCAAATCTACGGTGTTGACGTTTATGTTTCATCTAACGTTGGAACAGGTTCAGACGAGAAAGGTATCTTATTCCAAAAGGATGCTATCGTTTTAGCTACACAACAGTCAGTGAGAACACAGACTCAATACAAACAAGAGAAGTTAGCAGATTTATTTACTGCTGATTGTATCTTCGGAACTAAGGTGACACGCCCTAGCTCTATCGTTGAGATGCGTTCAACTGCGTAAGTTGATTTAACCCTAAGCCCTTTGGTCGTAATAGCTGAGGGGCTTTTATTAAGTCAATTTTATAGTGAGGTGATCCAGATGAAACTAAATAAAAAGAAGAGATTAGCGTTGGCACTATTAGCTATGCGTAGAAGACTAAAGAATAACCCATAAGGAGACATAAGTATGGCAATTGATAGAGGACACGGTATAGTAACACCTGCTGTATTGGCAGACAGTTATGACCTAGATGGTATCTTAGCGAAATATGAAGAATTTGATGATTTATATCTAGGAAAGCTTGCAGTAGAACCAACTACTGATAACGATGGAGACCCTCTACAAGCAGGAGCTCTATACTTTAATTCTGTATCAAGTAGAATGCGTGTATATGATGGCACTAATTGGGATGTAATAGGGTCTTCGGTAATAAAAAAGGATACTTTTGTTGGCGATGGTTCAACTACAGTATATGCGTTAACAATAGCACCAACTGATGAAAATACAACACAGGTATACGTAGATGGTCTATATATTCAAAAGAATGCATACTCAGTATTATCAAATAATTTAACCTTTGCAGTAGCACCAGCTGATACGTCAGATATTGAAGTTATGACTTCGGTAGCTTTTGATGTAGGGGAGACAGACTCAGATAAAATAGCATACACTTTAGGAGAGACTGGCTCAATAACAACAGATGTAGAAGCCAAACTACAAGAAACTGTATCAATTAAAGACTTTGGCGGTGTATGTGATGGTGCAACAAATGATGCAGACGCATTAATCTTAGCATTAGCAACAGGCAGACAGGTTATCATACCTCAAGAGTCCGCTATTACCCTATCTACCTCTCAAGTAGTTCCATTTATAGAGAACTTAAACCTAGTATCTCCAAAGGAACTAACGACATTCAATTTGCCAGCAGGTGAATTTAATATCACCACATTCGTTGAACTAAATAATCAAGATGCAGTAAATATAAAGATTGTAGGTAATACTGTATCTAGTGAAACACCAAGTGCTATTACTTATGTTAGCGGAAGTGCAAAAGATCACTTAGTTAAATATACCGTTGGTGATACATCAAATATGGCTGTAGATGATTATGTCATTCTAAATGGCTTAGGTGGCACAGGACAATATAAGGTGGGAGAGGGTTGTTTTAAAATTACAACTATTAATTCAGCTACACAATTTACTGTAAAGCATACTTTAAATGATGCATGGCCTACCTTAACTGTCATATCAGGAACAGTATTCCCAATTAACACGGTTCTAAGATGGGCTAATGATAGTATAGGTCTTAGGATTAACGGATGTTCACTAAGAGAACTTACTAATGTTATCGTAGCTGGTTCATTCAATATTTCAACTACAGCACCAGCAGATAGTGCTTCGGATGGTATTCAAGTAGGATCAGCTCCTAATACAGATGTCACAGGCTTAAATGAGTCAGAACAGACTAATGCAGGCTCTCTATGGAGTCAAAAGTTAGGTATTGTTGAGTGGGAAGGCAATGGTTTACAGGTATTAGGTGGTAATTTCTATGGTAGTGTATGTAGTGCTTCATCAAATGGCTGGAGAGGTTTCCAAGCAGGACGTAATGGTTCAGTAGCAGTAAAATCATCCTCAGCTTGTGGTAATGGAGCGTCAGGATATGAAGCAGAAGAATTAGGCTTTGTATTGGCTAATAACTCCTCAGCTTGTGGTAATGCAGTCCAAGGAGTCTATGCTATTGGTTCAGGTGTAGTATCATTTGCGTCAGGTTTTGCTTTAAATAACCAAGGTGCAGGTATTGAAGCTAAAAACTTCGGAACAATCCTAGCAGATACCGCCCACGTTAAAGAAAATATTGCAAATGGTGTATCTTCAACTTCTGGAAATATCTTATTTGGCTCTTCGTCAAGAGCAGAGAATAACACAGGGTATGATGTATATGCTACCGAGGGTGGCTTAGTAAATGCCAATGGTAGTGGTGGTTTAGGTGTCACGTCAGCTGATACTGATAGTGGCTCAAATATCATTAGTGCAATAGGCGATAAATCAGTCCATACTTTATTACACGCTCAATTAACCACAGGACAAGCAATTAAGATAGCCCTAACATCGCTTGCAGATACTTATTTTTCAGCAGACTATGGTTCAGGCTTTGGTAATACAGTAGTCTTAAAGAATTCAGGCACATTTTATCCTTATACAGACGATAGTTCAAACCTAGGTAGATCATCTAATAGATGGGATACAGTATATGCCACCACAGGCACTATAAACACGTCAGATGAGAGAGATAAGCAACAGGTTAAATCATTGACCGACCAAGAGAAAACAGTAGCCACAAACTTAAAGAACGCAATTAAAACATTTAAGTTTAATTCTGCAGTATCTAAGAAAGGAGATAGCGCAAGAATACACACAGGAATTATGGCACAAGAGGTAGTCTCTATATTCACAGCAGAGGGCTTAGATGCAACTAATTATGGTATCCTATGCTATGACGAGTGGGAAGATGAAATCAACCCAGATACGGGAGATTTGGAGGTCTCAGCTGGTAATAAATACGGTGTAAGATACGAAGAGTTATTAGCATTCATTATATCAGCATTATAGGAGATTAAAGCATATGGCAATCAGAAGAAGTAAAACAAAAACAATCTCAAACCCACTAGCAGATAGCTATAATTTAGACTCACTAATTGAAAAATATGAGCTTTTTGAGAAGAAATATTTAGGTGCTAAAAGTGTAGCCCCAACTACTGATAACGAGGGTGGTTCATTAGAAGCTGGTTGTATGTTTTTCAATTCAGTAGATGACACATTATATCAATACAATGGCACACAATGGGGAACACTAAAGGGAGACCAAGGTGATGCTTCAACAGTGCCTGGACCACAAGGAGACCAAGGTATTCAGGGTATCCAAGGTGCTACAGGTCCACAAGGTATCCAAGGTGATACAGGAGTTGCTGGCGATCAAGGTATCCAAGGTATTCAGGGAGACCAAGGTATCCAAGGTGCTACTGGTGCAACTGGTGCTACTGGACCACAAGGATTAAAAGGTGATACTGGAGATACAGGAGCAACAGGTAGTCAAGGACCACAGGGTATCCAAGGAGATACAGGACCACAAGGTGCTACAGGACCAGCAGGAGCTAACGGCTTAGATGGAGCTGATGGAGCTGATGGTGCACAAGGCATCCAAGGTGTCGCTGGTAATGATGGTGCTGATGGCTCTAATGGTATAGATGGTGCACCTGGAGATACAGGACCACAAGGACCACAAGGAGTCCAAGGTTTAACTGGTGATACTGGAGCCACAGGTGCTACTGGTCCCCAAGGCTTAACTGGACCAGCTGGTAATGATGGTGCTACAGGTGCTACAGGTCCACAAGGAATTCAGGGTATCCAAGGTGAGACTGGACCCGCAGGCTCTGATGGTGCAGATAGCGTTGTATCCAGTAATGATGTTACTATTACTGTTGCTAGTGGTGGTGAATGGCGTAATATTGCTTGGGTTGACCCAGATATCGCTGGTGGTTATGAGCGTGCTTCTGCAAGATTTCAGATAGTAGAAAGAGACTCTGGTTCACATCAAGAAGTTCATTTTTATGCTTCACATAACTTTTCAAGCGTAAGAGGTGCTCATATAACCGTCCTACAAAATACTTCATATTCAGTTAATGGTGCTTTTAGAGACCTAAGAATTATAGAGGGCGGAACGTATGATGGTGCTGTATTACAAGTATGGGTGGCAGACACTACAAGCCCCGTTATAGGTTGCAAGGTCTATATGGAGAGCAATGAGACAAGTGTTGGTTGGCAGTTATTAGACTTTACAAGTGGAGACCAGATTGCTGGTTTATCTATGGCAGTTGAAGTTGATTTAACACTAACACACTCTATTCAAGCTACTGACGACATATATGTTAATGGTTCAAAGGTATATACCGAAGCTGATGGTGCATTAGGTGGAGGAGGAGGTGGTGGTGCATCCATAAATGATACAACATATTTAACTATTGATGCTTCCGACTCCGCAGGATGGGCTACAAATGCATATTTCTATTCAGGAAACTATGCTGGAAGACCTAATTCCTATTCACATTACATCCCTTTTTATGATTTAACCTCTAATTATGGCTCAGGGGTGAGTATGTTCAACGGATCAACTCCAATGGGTGGCATTATAATTCCAACTGATGGAAAATATAGAGTTAAAGGGTCTTTTGGTTTTGGTGCAATTAGTGGCAGTAGTAATCCAGATATATCTATAAGAGTAGACGGAGCTAGTGGGCCAAGTTTTCCCAATGGAAGAGACACTATTTATCCGCTAACCTTTATAACAGCTAAGGGATCAGATGGAGGAGCAGGAAGTCATATTGAGATAGATATTATTATGGATCTTGTTGCAGGCAATAATCTTAATTTTATGCTTGCACCGAATGGACTTTCTCTATATAAATTCCTTAACAGGAGAAACACAAACGTTAGTATTGAATTTTTAGGATAAGGAGAGCATAATGATAATAGGAAATACAGATGATTATTCATTACCACCAACAACAGCAGAAGAGGTTGCAAAGGCACTTGCAGAAATAAATCAGCCACCAGAATACGTTATCCAAAGGAGCATGGCTTATCCACCTATTGAGGAGCAACTGGATATGATTTACTGGGATAAAGTTAACGTTACTAACGAATGGAAAGCCATGATTGATAAAGTTAAAGCTGACTTTCCTAAAGGAGAGACAATATAATGACTACTAAAAAACAAGAAGATCAATGGCACTTATCCCGAACGATAAACTTATCACACTTAGCGACTACAATAGTCTTAGTCATTGGTATGGTGTCTTATGTGGGCGATATTGAGAAGCAAGTAGCTATCCAAGGTAATATGATTGAGCACATTAAAAATGATATGGTAAAAAATCAAAAGTCTAACCATGACATGTTTAAGCGTATTGAGAAGACTATGGATAAGATGGATACTAAAATGGATAGATTATTTGAGTTATTTCACGAGGAAAACGGTAAATAATGATTAAAATTATCGCAATAGCCTTATCTCTTGTATTCTTAAGTGGATGTGAGAGTCTAAAGCTACGTAATATAGCAAAGACAGCGGCGACTACAACTGCTACTTATGCAATAGCTGGGCCAGTGCCAGCAGTAGCTAATTTAGGAACATCTATGGTATGGGATGAGATAGTATTAGATCCAGTGCCACCACCACAGATTAAAGAAGTAGAAACAAAGGAGCAGGCAGTAGCTTATGTAGCAGAGTCGTTATTTATGAATGCAATGTATGCTTTTGTAGCGTATCTACTGATAACCCTTATAGCAGTGCCTTTTGTTAGACGATGGGGATATAATGCGGCTAAGAAGAAGTATCAACCAGAGAAAACCCTTGATGAACAAAGGGAAAGCATTATTAAAGAAATAATGGATATCATAAACAAGGATAAATAAGTTATGTTTGCTATTGACTTTTGTATAAAAGTAGTGTATAATATAACCATAGAGGAGTATTTTAAATATGACATATAGAGAAGCAATAAATTCAGTATTAAG